GATTGCCCCTGAAACAGGGCTGCCCGAAAGCGTCACCGTGCCGCTGATCGCAAAGGTGGATTTCTGGTCTTCTTCCCAGATGCAATCGACCAGCCAGTTGTGCGACAGAGCCGGGTTGCTTGCTGCCGTCGCGCTGATCACCGTGGCCAAGAGGCTTTCCCCCGGCTTCAGCTTGAAATCGAACGTGTCCACCAATCGCGGCAAAAGCGGTTCATCGCTCGCAATCACTTGCTCGACTGCGGTGTGAAGCCGCGATGTGTATTGCTGCCAGATCGTATCGCCCCGCGTTGCCGTGATCGGGGAGCCTTCCCCTAGCGCCGATCTGATCTTGACGAATGGGTCAGATGTTTCCGTGGTTCGAAACTGCGCTTTGTCCAGCATTATCCCGCCAGAAATGTTCACGCCCCGCGATACCTTGACCTGCGGCATGACACTGGCCAACGCGGTTAGCGGGTCATTCTGCACTGTCAGCCGCCGCACGTTCACGTCAACCCGTGAGCCGATCTGATTTTCCAGCGCGAAGATATGCTGCGTCACCGCGTCGTTCCCGAACACGGTTGGCACCATAACCCCGCCTGTGAACGTGATCGCCACGGATCAATTCTCTTCCCATACCACGTTGCAGAACCAGTGGTTTGTCGCCGGGTTTGACGCGCCCGCCGAGGCCACCACTTGGACAAGCAGGGCTTGGTTCTGCCGAAGGATCAAGTTTTCCGTCTCGACCAGCAATGGCAGCACGTTGTTATCCGGGGCCAGAACCTGCCCGACGACAGTATGCATTCTCATGCAATATTGCTGCCAGATCGAAGTGCCAGCCGTCGCCGTGATGGCTGTAGCCACACCGCCATCCGAAGCATTGCCACCCCGGACGATGCTGTTGGCGTTCGATGCGTTGGCCGTGTCGAATTGCGCTTTCGCCAGCACGGTTCCCCCTATGGGAACGGCTGCCGAACGCGACACCTTGACTTGCGGCATGACCGAGACCAGAACCGCCGTCGCGTCAAGCTGGACGGTCAATCGGCGAATGTAGATCAGCTTGGTCGCGTCGATGTTCTCGATGGTGAAAAGGTTCTGTGGGGTTGCCGCCGTGCCCAAGGTTCGGAAAGATGCTGCCGAAAAGATGCCTGCCATTTCAAAGGTCCGTTCTTAGCCAAATCTGGCCGGTTACAGGGCTTCCCGGATCGCTTGTCCGGTTCTCGATCACGAATTGCAGCGCTTCTTTCTGCGCAAAATTCACGTCTGCCGCAGGGCTTGGGATTTCATCTAGCGTCGCAACAATGCTTAGCACAGTCCCGCCGCCGGTCACGTCTATGTCGCCATAACTTCCATCCGCAAGCCCACCACCACCTGACCCGCCGAACCGGCGAATGAGCGACCGAACTTCTGAATTATCCCGGCCCTTCATCGCCTACCACTCCCACGATAGGTCAACTGCACCGCTTGCGCCCGCGTCCATACCGCCGCAGAAGGCATCCGCAGGGCCAAGCGCATTTCCTTGCCATCTGCCCGCAAAGGCACAGCCCCATCAACCCCCGGCGTCCCATATGCCGTTACAGTCTCGGCCCGTTCATTATTGGCGGGAACGGCGGCAATATGCATTGACCAATCCACCGCTTCCAAGACCGCTTGCGCGCCGCTCACAAACACTCTTGACCCCGGCGTCGGTTGGAATGCGCCCAACTCCCAATCGGCTTGCAGGGCCGCCCCGTTGAAGGTGTTGAACGTCGCCGTCGCACCCGATGAAATGAACGCGCCCAAGACCCTATCCCCGGCCAGCCATGTTTCGTCATCCATTGAAGGCGTCACGTTTTCAAGAGTTGCGAAGATCGCGTCCAAGTCTTCAAGCGATGTTGCCGCAATTCTTGACCCGACAATCCAATCAACAGTGACGGTCGCCGTCGAAAACTTGTCCTGTTCCCATGAATAGATCAGCATCCTGTCAGGCGATGAAGCGCCAACAGAACGAAACGCCCAGACGATGCAACGGTTCTGCCAGTCCACCGCCGCTTGCGTCCACGCAATCGCCGCGTTGTCCACCGTGCTGTAAAACCATTTGTTGACCCGCTGGCTTCCAATCGGCAGAAACTCCGAGCCGTTGGTCATGTAGAAACCATCTTGGCTCAGAAAATACGTTTGCGCGCCAATGGTCGCAATGCTTCGAGGCGCAACGCACCCACGATCTTCAGACACTACCGACACTCGCCAAACAGTCGGAGGGCCGACATACTGCACAAGAGAAATCCCGCGCTCCTGAAAGACCATCGGATACCGACCGCCGGTCAATCCGGGGACGGCACCAAATCTCGGATCAAGATCGGCATACCCTGCTTGCGTCAATCGGCTTGCGGTCCAAGACCCGCCTGGGCTGTTGAATGCGGACCACTGAATGCGCGTCGGGGCGTTCTCGATATAGCCCAGCATCAGAAAATCAGCGAACCGCTCGCAGTATCGCGCCTTTGGCGGGCTTCCGGTCAGATCACTCCAAACCACATCAGTATCGACATCGGTCAGATATTGGGGGTTGTTCGCAAGTGACGTGGCGAAGACAAAATCATTGAACTGCGCAAAATCCCAAAACTCGCCAGACACGACGCTAGCCGCGACTGTGGTTTCAGTGGCTACGCTGCCAACCTTGACGAAAAGGTCATTGTCCGACCCGCCGACGATAACCGGTGAGCCGTCATTCCGAAAGACCAACGAAGCGCCCCGCACGGGGCCTAGAAACGTGCTTTCCGTCCCCCCGCCGCTGCGGGTTACAGTCGTTGCGCTTACCGCAGGCCCTGCAAGCGGAGAATACCCACCCTCTGCCGGAATGCAGTTATTCGCCACAATACAGCCGGGGTTGTTCTGCTTGGGAAAAGCAGGCAGGAATTCACCGATTGGAACCTCAATCGTGGGCATCAGTCACACGCCCTCAATTTGCCGGTTGCCATCTTCTGATTGCCTTCGCGGACCAGATCATTCCAAGCCTCAGTTTCATAGACCTGAAACGCTTGCGCCCGCTCCCCATCCTGGATGAACTTGCGGCAGATCGCCGCCGCAGCCGCGTTTTCAATCAACTCTTGGGCCTGATCAAACCAGATGCTTTCATCCGCAGCCAAAGACGGGATGATGGGCTTCACCACTGCCGAAAGCGTGTAAATCGTCACGCCATCGGGAACCGGCCAAATTCCGATCTGACCCGCATACAGCGTGAAATACGTTGGCCTGCCTGCCGCGCCGGTCGTGTCGAAAAACCGTTCAAAGTCGGAATAATGCACTTGCCGCAGATCATCATAGTCTGGGTCGCGCATGTAGCTGATCTTCTGGATATCCGTCACATCAACCGCCGTGCGCCCGGTTGTGTCCTGTGGCCCCACGCCGGTCGATACATCAACCGACGAATACCACGCTTGCGCCGCGACACTGGTTAGGCTGACCTCCCGGACCTCATGCAGCCATGAAACCCGGCGGTTATACCGGGCCATGGCCAGTTGGATTTCGCGGTCGATTTGCGTGTTGAGATCAGACCTTGCGAGCTGATCTGCGACCCGCGTCCGAACGTCCAGCAATGTCGTCATGCTTCACCTTGGGCGGACGGCCACGCTTGGGATTTTCCAGCACTGGCGCAGGGTTCTCGGGAAGGACAGGCGATGCTTCCACCGCCTGCTCCGTGTTAAGCGTCCTGCGGATTTCATCCCGCAAAAGCTGTATCTGGCGACGCCGCATTAGTTGCTCGCCATGTTTTCCCATGCCGTGCCATTCGACACCAGCATGGCCCACGCCCCATCAATAGCCGCGAGGATAGCAGTCCCCGCAGAGCCGCCAATGCGTGGAATGACGTTCGAAGACGCGGAAACCACTGTGAACGCCTGGATGGTCTTGATAACGAGAATGCGCCCAGGACACGTCGCAGGGGCCGGAAGCGTGACGGTATTCGTCGCGCCCCGGTCGCTGATCAGAAACACGTCGGTATCCGCAACCGTGAAATCAGCCGTCTTGGTGGCGGGGATTGACGTTGCCAGCGCCCCGACCACAAGCATTTGCTCACGGTTTTTGTTAACCTGATTGCGCTGCGCCATCAGTAACCGCCCTTACCGCCCTTGCCAGCGGCTTCCTTCGGCGGCTTGGAATTGGTTTGCTTACCCATGATTATCTCCTTTATGGGTGAGGGAAAGCGGGGCCATTACAGCCCCGCCGCCGATCAGGTGCGCTCGCGCACGATGTAGTTGACGTAAAGCAGCGCAGCGCCGGTCGCGCTGTCAGTGTTCACGATTGCCGCCGTCACGCGGGCGGGCTTCGAGAAATACAGGTTCGCAGCCGAAACCACGTCCCCAGCCTGATGCCCGACACCAACGTCCAGATCAAGCGCCGTCTCGGTGAAGGCGTTCGGATCGGCGGTGTAGCCTTCTTCGGAGTTGTCAAACCCGATGTCAGCTTGCTCGTTGCCGGTGCCCGACCATGCGGCATAGACACCCGCACCCGAAGCTACCACCAGTGCGCCCGGAGGAAGCCAGCCCAGAACCACCGTCCCGGTGACGGTGGCGCTCGTCAGATAGTAGGACAAGGTATGCACCACGTTCTGGTGGATGACCTGACCTTTGCCTGCGTTCAGTCCCATGGTTCATGCCCTCCTTAGGCCGCAGTCGGACGGGCAGCATACGTCGAAACCACGATGGTTCCGAAGTCTTCCGCGTTCGTCGCTGAGTTGTCTTCCGGGATGTATTTGGTCTTCTTCATCCCCCAGATGCAGCCTGCAGCAACGCCGAACTGGTTGCCATAGTCAAACATCTCCTCGACCCAGGTGAAGCGGGTTGCCCCGTTTTCCGAGCCGAAAGCGATGGTCGCCGATTGCGCACCGCACAGAACCGCGCGGCGGGTGTTGGAAACCGCCGTGCCAGCAGCCGAGTGCACACCCTGCGTAACCCGCGAAGCCTTGTGCAACACAACGCCGTTGTAGATGCCCAGCGCGCCGGAAAAGATCGGGTTGCCTGCAACATCGCCGCCCATCATCGAGGCTTTCTGGATATCCTGCCATTGGCCGGTCGAAGTCGAAGTGCGAAGATCGAAAACCTGATCGTCATGCAGGAACATGACGTAGTAGTCATCCCCTTCGTAGCGGATCGGGCGGATCATCGGGCCGGTGCTGTTCGCAATCGAAGCGGTTTCCGCATAGTTGCGGGCAACGTCGATGTAGGTCAGGTCGAACTTGTCAGCCGTGGTCAGGGCTTGATCGGTCGCTTGGTTGCCCGCCCGGATGATCCGGTTGGTCGAAGGCGCGATGGTCGCGTTGTGAGCGGTAAAGCGCGTGTCGGTTTGCGCCGTGTTGCCGCAGATGTGGTTGAAAAACGCCACATCCATGCGCTGCGCCCACCAATCGGCCAGACGGTCGCGCGACACCCGGCGAAGGTTGTAGGGAACCCGCTGTTCGGTCATGCGGCCCTTGATCCGGGTGGCATGGCGAAGCTGGTTGATCCGCACGTTGTCGTCATAGAACTGGAGGGCTTCTTCGTTGCCCTCAAGCGTGGCATCGCCTTCGATACCGTCGCCCTGCATTTGGACGTTCAGGCCGCAGGTGATGTTGTCGCCAGCGGATTTCTTGAGGTCGGTTTTCTCTTGGATCAGGCTGTCTTCGCCTTCGCCGATGAACTTGCCGATCCAAGCCATGCGGTAAGCTTCCGCTGCGAGGCTCTTGGACCAGACGGATACAGCGAGGGGGTGTCCTACGCCGAAAGTCGTTTGCGCCATGGTGGCGGCTCCTTTTGTGGTTACGGGATCAGAGTTTTCCGCTCACCGTAACGCCGGAGCCGTGCGGGGCGCGCTTTACGTCCGCGCGGACGAGGCGGGAACCCCCGCAAGCGTATTATGCGCCAAATATGGCAAGGGCGCAAGTGTTACCCCGCGCCCCCAAGTTTTACCCGCCCATCACACGGCGCATCGCTGCATCGCGGTCAGCCTTCGGCATCTTCGCAAGGTCGGCTTCGCTCATTTTGGACAGGGTTTCAATCGTCATCCCGCCATCATTGGCAGGACCGCCCGCCGGGGCAAGGCTTTGCGTCTGGCGTTGCGCATTGGCAAGGGCCGTCACCTGCGCGGCGGCATGGGAGGGTTGCGGTGGCGCGGATGGGGCCTGCCCCTGATACCCGCGCATCTTGGCGTAGTTGTAGAACATTTCCGCCGGGTTCTTCCCCTGCGAATATGCCTGCTGCACAATCGCCTGAACGTCAACTTCAAGCTGTTGCTCGATCATTTCAGGCGAGTTGCCGTAGAACGCCAATTCTTCCCGGCGAACCTTCACAGCGTGTTGAAAGGCTGGATCGTAATCCGGCGTCGTGGCCTTGAACGTGTTCACGTCCTGCGCAAGCCGCGCCATGACCAGACTTTGCTGCTGCGCTTCCATCTGGCGGCGTTCAGCGTCTGCTTTTTCCTGCGCCCGCTCGGTGATCTGCTTGATCTGGAATTCACGGAAGCCCTTGGGGTCAAGGATCGGGTCCGGAATGACGATTTCAGGCGGTGGGTTCAACTTAGCTTCGATTGCCGATAGTTTGGCCTGAAACTCTTGCAACTGCCGCTCGGCTTCCTTCCGGCGTTCCCGCTCCTGGTGCATCGCGCCTTGCGGAACAAATCCCGGCGGGGGCTTGTCAGGGTCAGCGACCGGTTCAACCGCCGCAACGGGCGCGGGTTCCGGTTCCTGCGGCACGTCCACCGCTTCCACGGCCTCAATTGGCGTGGTGTCCGCCTGCATTTCCGCCATGACGGCGCTTTCTTCCGGTGTCAGTTGTTCGCTCATGGTTTTCCCTATCGTTGGGGGTTACGTAGCGCCGAACGGGCGCGGGGACATCATGCCGGGCATCGGAATTGGCGTTGCCGCTTCCCTTTGCGCCTTCACTTGGTTCAGCATCGTCTGGCTCTGGTTTTCCTCGGCCTCGGATTGGGTCTTGGCAATGTCGGCTTGTGCCGCGTCCATAGCCAGCTTCTGCGCCGGGTCTTCTTGCGCTTTGTTCTTCTGCTCTGCCGCCTTGGCGCGCAGTTTTTCGGCGAAGCTGGACGGCAACGGGCTGTAATCCAGCACGTCAGCCCAATCTTCCAGGCCCATTCCGGCCTCGCGCATGACTGGCATGAGGCTTTCCATAATTGCCCAAGTGCGCTCTTTCTCGTTCGGCGCCGCAGGGCTGTCGTCCACGATCACGTCATACTTGCGCGTTCCCGTTTCGGTAGCCAAAGGCACATATTCGGCCAATCCTTCGCGAACCAACCGAACAAGGCGACCAGTCGGGGCAATGTGATCCCGCAGAAACGACAGAATGACTTCACCCTGCTGCTTTCGGTAAAACCGAAGGCTGTCGAAGTAGACGGCAAGTGTCGTCATGCTGGCCTGCTTGCGCTGATATTCCAGCACCCCGGCCTGCTGCCGATCCGCCATGCCCATCAACTCAAGCGACACGCCAGACGTATCCCTGATCGTGCTGATTGCGAACTGTGTCAACTGCATCAGTGCTGCGGGCATCTGGACTTGCGGCTTTGGCTGGATTTTGCCCTGAGACAAAGCCCCATCCCTGACCATCACCGCGCTGTCAGCCGCTGCCCATCCTTCCTCGAATGCCTTCGCATCCTCGACCGCCCCTGCCTCATACATCACTCCGCCCTTGGAGTTGCTGTTGATGATGTGAAGCGTCTGAGAAAGCCACTTATTCGCGTATTTCTGCGGGTCCATCATCACCCGCAACAGGCCATAGAACCGCTTCTCCTTGCGGTCATAGTTGCCGGTAATCGCCTTGAACGTGCTGCCATCCTTGCAAGGCTGATTTTCCAGCAAGATACCAGACTTGCCAAGAAACGCCTGCTTCCAGACATACCGCGTCACGGGCCGGTTCGGAATAGCGATATCGACCGGCATGACCTTGGCCAGCTTGTCCCAATCTCCCTTGGGCATTTCCTTGCGTTCGCCGTCCTGCGGGTCAACATACTCGACCGCCCTGACACGCTCACGCCATTGGGCTTGAACCACAGTCACCGTGCTGCCAGATGTTTCCCCACCGCCCTTGCGGCCAGACTTGTATTGGTCCCCGATCAGTTGCAGGTGTTCTTCGCCCTCGTCCTTATCGGCGCCGATCCAGTCTGCATTGAGGTCCGCAACGTCAGCTTCCGGGAACATGTCTTTTGCTTCGGAAATCGGAATGGTCCGCACTCTCGCCATGCGGGTCGCGTCTTGCAGCCCCTTTCGGTGAGAATGGGCATCCCAGCACATTTCCAGCGGGTCAATCCGAACCACGCGGGGCGCGCCGTCTGTGTCCGCCGTGTAGTCAAGGAGCGTTTCCGTCCATCCAAGACCGCAGACCAGCGTATCCTCGAAGGCTTGGCTTTCCTCATCTTCTGCGTTCGCCTCGTCCCGGAACCATTCCGCCCCAGCTGTAAGGATTTCATTGGGCTTGGCATCGCCAATCTCGCGGGGGATAAACCGAACCTCAGTCCGCTTGTTAATCTCCGACCCTGACACGCTGGCCAGGATGACTTGAACGCGGTTAAACACCACAGGAACGCGGGAACGCTCTTCAAGATCAGCCTTTTCAGCATCGGTCCACTGGTGTCCGTCCTTGAAGGCGTATTCTTTTTCCGCAGCTTCCCGCCATTCCGAAAGGGCTTGCCAATCTGCGGAGACCCATGATTTCAGGGTGTCAAAGTCAGCCATCTGTCACACCCCAATATGTCATGCTGCCCACGCGCTTGACCGCTTGCGGGCCGGGGCCTTGGCCGCTGGCGGGCGATAGCCGATCACCAGATACCGCAAAGCATCCGCCGCATGGCTTGCCCAGGAATGCATTGGCCTCGCCCGGAACATCTTGCCCTTCTCGTCAAACTCGCGCTGATACTGCCGCAAAGCCTCAATCCCCCGCTTGCATTTCACCGCGTCAAACCATGCCGCAGGCAGAAAGCCGCGCACCGCTTGGATGCCATCATCCAGAGGCATACTATCCGCAATCACGATGTCTTTCAAGCCAAGCGCTGTCAGGGTTTCAACCCGCGTCTTGCCAGACCCCAATTCCCGCACCCTGGCATCATGCGGCAGGATATGCGGGCCATAGACATACGGCTTGTCTTTCAGCATCGCCGCGTAGTGATCAAGCCCGACCCCGCTTGCTTCATAAAAGTCGATGATCCGCTTTTGCGCTCCATGAAACTGCGCGAACCAAATCGCCGTGGTGTCGCCAATCCCCAAGTCCCAAGCCGTATAGACAGGCAGGCTTGGCTCATAGGGGACAACGGTCACTCGGTTGTCATCATCAGCCGCGCGCATTTCCTTGCCGTAGTAAGCCCCAAGTATAGCCGCCTCAAAGCTGCACTCAAACTCTTGCTCATAGCGATCATCGCCCATTGCCCGCTTGGCCTCGATCAACTCCCCATCGGGAAGGATGCCGGTCTGCGAAGCCTTAAGCACCATCGAAAACCAGTCTGGATCATCCTTGGCGTGATCGTAAACCTCCCAGAATTCATTCTTTCCCTTTGGCGTCCCCATGAACGTCGCGCGGCCCTGCCTGTCAGCCAAGGCGGGGCGGATCACTGTCGGCCATGCGTTCGGGGGGAAGTCTGCCGGTTCATCAAGCGCAGCGTCGTCGAAGTATAGCCCGCGCATGGCGTCATAGTTGTCAGCCCCGAACAAGCGAAGCCGCGCCCCTGTAGGGTAGTCAATCCGCAACTCGCTCTCATTCACCCGAATGCCAGGAACAACAGAACTGTAAAACTTGGCGTAGTCCCATGCGATTGCCTTGGCTTGGCTGTAGAATGGGGCGATGTATGCGCAGCGGGTGCTTTCCTTCTGCGATGTCAGGCAAGTGCGGATCAGGTCGTTAACGACGCCAACGGTCTTGCCATAGCGCCGATGGGCAACGATGCAAGCCCACCGTTCCTTGCGGGCGTGATATGCCAGCATCTGCGGGCGCGGCCTGTATGGGATAACAACCTCAGTCGCCATCTTTCATCCAGCGAAAGACGACAGGCCCGCCGCCTTCTCCACCATGCTCAACCGATTGCTTGGGCGTTCCATGGGCGCGGTCCTCGCTGTCTTTGAACAGGCGCAGATTGTCGCTGCTGATTGCTTCCATTGCGTCCATTTCCCCCGCGTCCACCTTTTCCAACAGACGGATAAGTGCGGCAGCGCGCAGTTTAGCCGAAATCTCTGCCGCCTGTGCTTCAGCGCGCAGATGTTCGGACGTGTTCCCGCGCGGATTATTCACGTCCCCCGGCTTGAAGCGTGTTTCTGGCGATGGATTTGGATTTCCCTTGGCCATCAGAACGGCGGCTCCATATCGCCCGTAGTGGGCATCCATGGTGTAGGATAGGTGATTGCGGGCGGTTTGGCAACTGGTGCGAAGTGGTCGCGCAGGAATGCTTCGAGGGCAGGTGATATGTTCCGGCCCTCTTGTGTGGTGGGGGTCATGCGGCCAGCGCCAACATGACTTCCAGCATTTCGTCATCTGCTGGCGTGTTGCGTGTTTCCATGGTGGTCCCTTCGATCCAGTTTTGCACAAGGCGTTGTTCGCCATCTTGCATAACGACCCGCGCATAAACGTCTTTCTTGCCAACAATCGACTTGTAGGTGAGAAGCTTACCGGCTTTGAATTCTGCGAGGGTCATCTTCGTTCTCCCGTTTGGCTTTCGCCGTTTCCATATCCATATACCTACACGTTACAGTAACGCCCGTCAACAGGAAACCGCACGGGCCTGCGATTATTTTGGTGCTGGGCCTCGCCCCGAGAAAGGTCGGGAGACAGGGTTCGCCCAGCTTGCAGCGATTGGCCTATGCCTAACCGGCTCTGCTGCATTACCGCCAGCCTTGTCCCGCTGGTCAGGGTGTGGTCATTCCACCTTGCTCCAGATTGTGCCCTTCTTCCGGCTGTAGTCTGACCGCGTTACCAGACCTTGACCCAAAGCCGCCCGCAGGTGCGACCCGATAGCCTGAGCGGACAGGTTGACCAGCGGCGAAAGCTGTTGCGCGGTCATTGGCTTGTCGAGGTGCGACATAATCCGGGCCAGCGTTGCAAGCGTCTTGGCTTTTGCCCTGCGGCGGTTTGCCTCGGCTTGGGCTTGCTCTGCCGGGGTGCGGACTATCTTGTCGTGGGGTGCCCGGCTTTGGGCGGTATGGCTTTCCTTGCGTGCCAAGTCTGCGAAGCTTGGCATCTTGCCGCCATACATTGCCTTGACGGTTTCGCGGGGTGGCTTGGTCTTGGCTGCGATTGCGTCCTGCATGTCTTCAAGCATCATGGCAGAACCTCGATCCATTTGGTGATCGGGCCTTTCTCATATCCCTTGCCGGGATTGGCATCAGCGACGGCTTGCCGGAATGCGATTGCCTCGGCCTCGGTGTCGCGGATATGCGCGCCATAGGACCAGCATTCGCGGGGCTTGGGGCGGGCGGGTTTGACGCGGTAGGTATAGTTCAACTGCCAAGCAGGGGAGACTAGTTCGCCCCAACTCCCAGACGGGTCTAAAAACTCCCACGGCCCGCCATGCGCCCTCAGTTCCACTTGCGTCTCAGTATCCAAAAGGCCAAACGGCGTCGCGATCTTGGTTAGGTCAACAAAGTTGGTCATTGGTCTCTCCCGTGATTTTGTCGATTGCGTCTAGAATGTCTTGCAGCTTGTCGGCTGGCACCCACTTGTCGAGGTGGACTAGGCCAGCCTTGCGCTTGCGGTCGCGCCAGTTACGGACGCGGGTTGCTGGGGAAAGGGTCATGCGGCAAGCATCCGCGCAAAGACTTCCAAGTCTTCCTTGCAGTCAGCGTCCTTGCCGTCCTTCTCGATCTGGCTGATTGCCTTGAGAACGGTCTTGCGGGCAACGTCGCGCTTGCCTTCGCTGAATTCGCAGGTTGCGCGCTGGAATAGGTCAAATGCGGTCATGGCGGTTTCTCCCTTGTTCATAACCCCTTTTAGCGCGCGGTTTCCGTAACGGCAAGGGGAAAATGCACGGCAGGAACGCTTTTTGCCATGTCTATCAGAATTTGCCGAAACTCGGGCGGGGCTCCTATCCTATGCGTGTTATCCTTCCCGCCCCCTTTGAACGCCAGTTCCCCGGCCCGCTTGCAGTATGCCAGCCCGTGCTTTGCGATAGCCTCGGGTGGAAACTGCGCCTGGCTGACGCCCCACCGCAACTCTGGCAGATCGACCCCGACCGCGTAAAGCAAGGTCGGCTTGCGGGCATAGTGCCCATATCTCCCCTGTTCGACGCAACAGGTCCAACCCCATTCGTCTGCCTTGATCCATCCACCATGGCGGGGCGGCGTGTTTATGTTGAAGTGCGGCCAAGCATGACTTCCCCATGGATGCTCCAGAACGCCGCCCCATTTGCGGACAGACGCCAGCGCGGCCTTAAAGCATCCGGCATCATCTCCCTTGACCTTGCGCTCGCCAGTCCGCTTGATCCAAAGCGGCCGGCCCGCCCATAGTTTGCCCCACCTCTGGCAAGGCGGATGCGCGACCACAGGCCACGGCCCAGCATAAAGGCGCGCGTCCCGCCCTTGATCCCAAGGGTCAACTCCATCCAGGTTACAATAACCGCCGTTGGTCTCGACATACAGCGCGGCAATCATAGCTCGATTTCCTCTGCCAGTTCTTTCAGCAAGTGCAGCGCCTCTTGCATGGATAGCTTGACCTGGACGATAAGCTTGCCGTTGTCATAGACGCTTAGAACGGGGCCGGGGGTGATGGTGACGAGGGTCATATCGGAACTCCCGCGCGCTTGCATTGGTCTTGGGTCACAAGCCCGCGCTGCACAAGTTCCCGTGCCGCCGTCGATGGAATGTTGCGGCAAAGGTAATCCTTGCCTGAAAGGATAGCCTCGGCCCATAGCCCCAGCTTATCACCGATAGGGGTTTGCGCTTTCATCGGGGCTTCCGCCTTCACGGCCTTGAAATACCACTCAGGAGTGATGCTGGCCCATCCGCGCTCTTCTGCCATGCCCAGCGCGTCGGATGGATCGCCCCCTGCCGCCTTTATAGCGGCAAGGGTCTTGCAAATACGAAGGGCTGCGGTTTCCGTTAGCGGGGCCTTCTTCTTCTTGCGCCATGCACAGAAGCTTTCTGCGGCTTCCTTTGTGGTGAAGTGGGCAAGGATTTCGGCGGGGGTCTCGATCATGCTGTCATCTGCGAAAGAAGATCCCCCGCCCCATCCTTGATAAAGTCATCTTTCGCGCAAGCGATATTCTTAACCGCCTGCCGAAAGTATGACCCCTTCAATTCAACCCCAATACCGCGACGGCCAAGATACACCGGGCTGTAAACCTCAGACCCGACCCCCATGAACGGCGTCAAGACTGTTTCGCCGGGGTTCGTGTAAAGTTCCACGCACCGATGAATGATATCCAGCATCAGCGGGTGAACGTGCTTCACGTCATCAGGCTCCCTCGCCTCCCCATCATCAACAACCGCCCGCGCTTTCAGACCATCGCCGCAAAGTTGCGCGTTGCTTGCCCGAATATCCATCCAAGCCGATGAGGCATACCGTCGCCAGACATAGTGCGAAAACTTGTTAAGCTTCTGGTCGCCATCGAAGCCCCGGAATTGCCGAACCTCGGGCGGCATAACTTCCTCACCAAAATATCGCAGAAACCCTCGTTCGTGACTAACCGGAACCTTGTTTTCCCCGGCCTTGCGGAAAAACAGGATATAGTCCGCATGGGCGATGCTGGACTTGGTGCTATCGTCGCAGATTGTCATGTGAGCCAGCCCCTTGACCATTGTCCGAAGCCGAACCGCAAGAGGCTCATTCCATTTCAGGCGACGGCCAAGGTATTCAAACCCCGCCTCTTGATGCACCCGGATGATGTTTCCGGGAAGGTCATGCGACCCGCCCGCACTTGTCTCGTTAATGTCCATGCAGTGAACCGCGCTGATCCGCCCCGGCTTGGTCAGGCGATGGATATGTCCGATCAGAAACTTGTATTGTTCGTAAAACTGCCCGTAGCTTGTGCAGTTCGACATATCCCGTTCATCCCCGGAATACTGAAACAGCCCGGCAAACGGGGGTGAATACACCGTCATATCGACAGAGTTTGCCGGAAGGTCCGCGACAACCTCGACGCAATCCCCGTTGTAGATTGCATAGTCGGACGTGATGACTTGATCAGATACAGGCATTAGTTTTCCCTCAGAGCCACGCTGGCAAGTTGACTTGTTCGGTTTCGGTGAAAATGGCGCGATGCTTTTGAGCCGCGACCATGTGTTCCATCATTTCTGCAAACATGGTGTCTGCCGCTTCCGCCTTTCTCTTGCGCGACTTGGCCACGTTGGAAAGCGACGTCGTTCCGATCTGGTGAACCGTCACGGGCCGCTTTTGTCCAAACCGCCAGAACCTGCGAACCGCTTGGTAGTATTGTTCGTAGCTGTAGTCGTCAAAGTAAGTGCAAGCTGCGGAATGCTGCCAGTTAACTCCAAGAGCGGCAATCTTCGGTTTCGTCACCAGATATTTGATCTGCCCCGATTTGAACGCGGCAAACTTTTCCTCTTTCACCTCATCTTTGTCAGCCCCGGAAAGGTTAACCGCACCCGGAAGTATTTCGGCCATGTAGTCGGCTTCTGCATTCAAGTGGCACCATGCTACCCCGCTATCGTGACCAGCCAATAGTTCCGACGCCAGGTTGCACCGATCTTGGACCGTGGCCTTGCGCTCTTCCCGTTCCATAGGAAGACCGCGCACCGGCATTGCGAAAAGTTGGCCATCAAGAGGCTTGCTTTCGATTTCGTGGTGAAGTTCGATCAGTTCCGGAAGTATCCATCCGTCATCTTTGAAACCCATGTCAGACGGCTTGCGAATGGCCCGCGCCCAAGACGCCACCCACCGCCAGAAATGCGGCTCAGCATGGCCCTTAAATCGCCATTGCTGGCCAATATGGGCCGGGTGCAATGTGTCGTCATTAGATTTGAAAAAGGTCTCCAGCATCGTCATATAGGCCATGTCTCCAAGGGCCTCAGACGTGTTCCCAAGTTCGGTATAATCGTTCGGGCTTGGCGTTGCGGTATACATTGCGCGATACTTGACCTTGCGCATCAGGTCGATGATGCTGGCCTTGATCGCCCCATCAAAGTTCTTGAGGATGCTGCTTTCGTCGCAGACAATCCCTGAAAACTGATCAGCGTCAAAATTGTGCATCCGCTCGTAGTTTGTGCAGACAATCCCCTTGCCTGCCGGGATTTTCCCATCCTGCGACCGCACCGCCTCGATGCCAAACTTTTCCGCTTCCTCGACAGTCTGCGCCGATACGGAAAGAGGGGCCAAGATCAGGACAGGCTTGTTCGTTTTCCGATAGACGTTTTCCGCCCATACAAGCTGCATCAAGGTCTTTCCAAGCCCGCAGTCCGCGAACGTCGCAGCCCTGCCCTGTTGGCAAGCCCATTCGTTCAAATGGTGCTGGAAATCATGGCAATGCGGGTTTTCGTAAACCGGCTTAAAACCAAACTCTCCAGCCAAGTGCGTCTTGGCCTCAACAAAGTTCCGGTATTCCGAAAGATCATTCATCCCGCCCTCCTTGGCGTTTCTCCCTGTTGCGCGCGGCCAAGCCAGGGGAGAGCTGGCGTTCGGTTGCAAGCCTAGGCCGCGCTGTTACATCATGCCGTGAATGCTAGTGAAATCAAGTGAATAGCTGCAAAGTCCTGTTTGCAAAGTCTCACGCTTCGCCCCCCATCTTTCCAGTCGGCACCTTAACCCGCGCCATTGCCAAATCCATCGCAGCTTGCTTTTCCTCTGCCGATCCGCGCGGAAACATCTGGTCGATCAGGCTTTGAATGCGTTCCCGTTCTTCCGGCGAAGGTGGCCGATATTCCGGTTCAGGCGGTTGCGGCCCGCACTCCAGCGCGGAAATCATCACGCGGCGGGGGCTTGTCATTGCTTCGCAACGCTTTTCCATTTCTTCCCATGTCGGCCAGAATTTATAGCTGGCCCCGATAGTGACAGCCCGTGCCACGTCTGCCGGATACCGAGAAAGTCGCGAAGCGTAAGCGGTGAGGCGCAGGCCCTCTTCCATTTCATCGCCATGCCTCTTGGCCACCAGCACCGACAATTCCGCCAGCCATGCCTCGATCTGCCGAATAGGCGCAGGGGTCAGGAAGTTGCGAAGATCAGTCAGCGCCGCGCTATGGTCCCCATCCGGCGAAACTTCGCAGGCAGTCGCTACCATGTAGGACGGCCCGCTTTCAGGATAGCGGCTTTCAAGCTTCACCCGCAGCCCAACGCCGTGCTGCGATGCTCGCGATACTGCTGCCTTGTCCATGTCTGCCGGGGTTTGTCTGGCCAGCCATGCCGCGACCCGCGAATTTTCTGGCGTTGCCAAGCCACGTCCGCCAAGCGGCGTCCCAGTCCCTGAACCGGCTTCCCTTTGCGGCGTGATGATTGCGGAACCTATCGGCTTCATCTTCGATTTCCTTGGCTGAGAAGTCGCGGTCTTGTGCGTCTTGCATGTTTCGATCACTTGGCACCCATCCGTCAGGAAGCTCCGTTTCCGGCCTTCGCTTTTTAGCCGCCGCGCGCCCTATATCTTTCTCTGACGGTTCTATGACGGTTAATAACGGTTCGGGTGCATCTGGTGCGGGGTTTAGCGCACGATATGCGGGGTTTATGTCGCCAGAAACGGGGTTTCTAATGCGGGGTTTCTTATACGGGGTTTCTAATGCGGGGTTTAGATGCAGCGTGTAAAGGGTGGAATTCCCCCTTCCGCCGCCGATCTTTGCCGACAAATGCCCGTCCGATTTCAACCGTCCGATAGCCCCCTGCACGGCCCTTTCGCCTAACCCTGTCCGCTGGCAAAGGTGCGCAATGGATGGGTAGCAGGTGCAATCTTCCCCAGCGTGATCTGCTAGGGAAAGCATGACGAGGCGGTCTGTTGGCCTGAGTGACAAGCTTTCAAACACAGCGTTGATTAGTTGGATGCTCAATCTTAGCCCCTGCCTCATTTTGCAAGGGCTTGTCATCCGGCACCACCCGTGATAACTTCGCCTTGCACCCTCCCGTGTACCATGCCGCTCACCACGGCCAAAGTCAAGCCCCGGCCCGTCAAACGGTCGGGGTTTCGCTTTCCAAACCCCGCCTTGCTTTCTCACGCTTCACAGCATCCATGACGGTCGTATGATCCCGACCTATGGCCCTGCCGATTATCGGATAGGACAAGCCTTCCATGTGAGCGAGATACATGACCAGATGACGAGCCGCGACGGTCTGCCTTTGAACGTCTGGACCGTAAATGGCAGAAACGGGAATGCCGCTTGATCGGGCTACGGCGCTGGCAATTGACCGAACCCTATCGCGGGCCTCAGTGGCGATAGCGCGGCAACGCTTCACGTCTTCTGGTGATAGGGTGTAGGTCATCACACTTCCACAATCTTGAGGCCCATGGCCTGCGCCACGGCCTTTCTGACAACGTAATCGCGGGTTGGCATTCCTTTGGCGTCTTCATAGACAAACGCCCAGCCTAGACGCTTGTCTTCATAGCCAAAGTCCACAGTCAGGCGCATTTGCCTGCCCGTATCCGTGCGCACTGGACCATCTCGGCCCTCAAGCATAATCGGAACCTGGAGTTCAAGGTTGCGGATTTCCCCAGCGCGCTGCAACACGATCAGTTGCTGGTATCTCGCGGCCTCCTTCATGCTGGGGAAGCGGTGGCCGTCGATGACAACGGCCTTTGATTTGTATTTCGTCGGCTTCTTGGCATCGACGGCAGAGGCCCAGCGGGTCATAGCGCAACATCCTTAACTGACTTCACCCCGTCCCTGTATGCGGCTTTTGTTATCTTGCGTCTTGCTCTCTCAATTCTTTGCCGCGCTCGTTCTCTTGTTACGCCAAGGCTTTTCCCCATGTCGTCGAATGTCGCCCCGCTAGAGTGCATGACAAGCGCCCGCATGTCTTTAGGATCAACCTTGTGCGCCCATCTGGAAAGCGCCTTCATTGCTGGCCCATATTTATCCGGCGCAAGCATGTCTTGCAGGTCATCCATAGACATATCCATTTCAGCCTCGTTCCGGTTGATCTTGATCCGGGCAATGTGGGCGGGCCAAATGGCCTCTGGTTCCATGTGTAGTGCGCTGCTGATGTCATAGGCAGCTTGCGACCATTCGCCAGATTTAAGAACCGGAGATTGCTTAAGCGTAAGAAGCGCAGCAACAGCCGACTGGCTTACTCCGGTCATCCTTGCCATGTTTGCCGTGGTGCCATACGTGGCCCGGATAGCCGAAAGCAATCGCCCGTTTCGAACCGTTATCCTGACAGAGAAATCAGCGGTCATTTCGCAAACCACTCCTTGATCAATCCGGCTTCCCGGAAACGCTTCATTTGCGCCGAAACCTGATCGGCACGGCAGGACAGCTTGACCGCGATATCTTCGCTGCCGAACCCATCCCGGATCAACGCGCCGACGCGGGCTATCCAAGTTGGTGATCCGGGCTTGGGAATGTATTGTTCAGCCATCAGAAAAGGCTCCCTTGGCCAGTATCCGGTTTGTCAGCTTTCGCAGGTCGCTTTCGAGACGATGCACTTGCTGCGTGTCCATCCGCTTCGCCGCCTTGTTCCGGTCGATGATCAGCGCGTCCCGCTGCATGGCTTGGGTCAATACCAGCGTTGGCAGTTTTCCACCGTGCCTCACCGACCGGAATATGGGCTTCGCAGACCCATAGAATGGCGTTGGATTTGCGCTCGTGTCGAAATCCAGCGAAGCCGTAACCCCTAGACGCAATCGGCTCGCCGCATATGTGGCAGGGCACGTCATGGCGTCTCCCCCTTGTGTTGAGTGTTGAGAGCAGCGCGCAATTCATCTAAGCCGCATGTGCATTTGTAGTTGAACATCGTCCCGCAATGATCAGTGTGCGATAAATCAGCATCATAAAGCGCCGATGCCGCGCTATCTAGCAAGCCCCGCAACCGCGCGATTTCCGCATCCTTGGCGACAAGGGCGGCGGCGTGGTCATTCGCCTTGGACCATTCGGTCTCCGATGCATAATCATAACCGTCACCGTCACCGTCACCGTCACCGTCAACCTCCACCATCCACCAATCGGAATAGTCACCTTGCATCCGATAACGCTTCACCAAGCTGTCACTCATATCTGCCCCCAATCCTTTTCAGCTCATCCATTACATCCCGCGCCTGCTGTGGCGTTCCGCTTGCGATAAAATGGCTGTCCAGCCATCCTTTATGCTCAACCCACGTCATGCCATGAAAGTCGAATACGGCGCGAAGTCTGGGGCGGAAAAGCAATCCGCACCGAACCCTGACCTTGCTGTCACTCATTCCCGGCCCTCCTGTGATTTCAACGCGCGAAGAATGGCGAGAAGCCATGCGCGGGCGGGGTTGCCTTCGTCCCATCCCTCGCCCTGAATTTCAACGCCGCCACACAGACCTTTCGGCCACCACGCCACTTTGACACATAGGCACGTCGGATCGGTCACGATGCTATACTGGCTAGTCCCCGGCAACAGTGCCTCGTGAAGGCCCAAACCCGCGTCAAGCGAACCCATATACGCTGATCGAATGCTTTCCGTTCGTGCGCATTCGCCAAAGGCATTTTCGCATAGCTCTGGGAAGTGATACCAATTCGTGTCCGGCGCTTCCACCGCTGCGATAAGATCATCAAGCGCGCTCATGACCGGCCCTCTAGGTAGTCGGACAGCTTGCGCAGAACGTAGTAGGTCGGCGCAGGACTTCCGTCCCTGACCTTGGCAATGGTGTTGACGTGCAAGCCTGTTGCGGCAGAAACGACGGTCAGCCGCCGGTCTTTCAGCATCTTGCGGATGATTTCAGGTTCAAGCATTCATGGCCCCTTGTGTTGAAATTACCCCTTGACTATGGGGCAATGCTGGACGATAGTCAATGGGCAATCATGCAAGGGAGACTGAAATGGACTTCGACAAACTCACCGTGGCAGAGGTTCGCCAACTGGCAGGAATGGCTGCGGCTTTTCTCGGCAATGCGCCGCAAGCTGCGATGACTGATGCATCGGGTTCGGCGTATGTCGTCGGGCGGAACTACTTGTTTCGCACCGTCACTCATATCGTGACCGGAAAGCTTCTGCGCATTCACAGCGACGGGCTTGTCGTGACGGATGCAGCATGGATTGCCGATACTGGCCGCTATGCGCAAGCCGTGGCCACGGGGTCTTTTTCTGAGGTTGAACCTTACCCGGACGGCGCGGAAGTCGTTATCAATGCCACGGCTATGATCGATGCGGTGGAAATCAAGGGTGCGCTTCCTCGGAGCCAAAAATGAACGCGGCGCTACTGAGGGCCGGATTGGACAGGTCGTGGTCGTGGTCGTGGTCGTGGTCGTGGTCGGGGTCGCGGTCGGGGTCGCGGTCGTGGTCGGGGTCGGGGTCGCGGTCGCGGTCGTGGTCGCGGTCGCGGTCGGGGTCGTGGTCGGGGTCGCGGTCGCGGTCGCTATGACCACCCGCCGCGCATGGTTTGACTATCCGCCGCACGAACCCCGGCACCCCGCACAGGATACGCTTTTTCACGCCCTGCATGACTATAGGACGGCCAAGGCTTGCACGATGAAACACGCCACGGCCCGCGCGAGAAAGCGGGCGCTGGAACTGATAGCGATGATCAAGGGGAGAGTGTGATGGGGCAAGATGTTGCGGATGGGTTATGGGCAATTTATCAGCACCGATCTTATGCGCCGGGGAAGGGGCCCTTTCTTTTCCCGAACACGGTGAGGTCAACGCGCAAGGAAGCTGTGGCCGCTTTTGTTGCGGTTTCTGTAGATGACCCGCGCCGACAGCCGATTTGGGCGGCAGAGCGCAAGAAGTGGCCGATTTTCGCGGCCAAAGTGTCTGTGATAAAGGAATGACCGGCCTGCCGCGCGTCAACAGCACCTTGCGCCGTCGCCCCGTTTGGGATCGCGTTATCCTTGGCGGTATCGAAAGCCTCACTTCATGGCTAATGATCGGGGCGGAAGTATCGGAGGACGACCTGCGGGATATGCGCGCATTGCGGGCTAGGCTGCGGGGGTTTGAACAAGCCCTGGAAGCGCGGGAACGTGCCGCCGGGGTGATAATCGAGGGAGAAGACGGAGAATGACCAACCTTGATCTATGGGATCGCTTTGCGGACATTGATCCGAAGTTTACCAAGGCAATCACTGGCAAGCCCTACAAGGGCACGTCGCCAAACCCGCAATACGTGATCCGGTGCCTGACTGAAATGTTCGGCCCCGTTGGCAAGGGATTTGGGTGGCGCGTGATTGCAGAGGAGTTTACCCCGCTTGGAGCCGAGGTGTTGCATTGGTGCCGGATTGAATTCTGGCATACAGACCGGGCCAACACCTTCGAAAGCTATGGCCAGACAAAAGCTGCATATCAAACCAAGTCCAGCGGTTTCATGGTAGATGAGGACGCGCCGAAGAAAAGTTTGACCGACGCTATTATCAAGGCGGCGTCTCAGCTTGGTATTGCATCCAACATCTTCCTTGGCAGGTGGGATGATCAGAAATATGTGGCCGAAGTGAACGCCGAATATCGGGCGGAAGAACAGCCCGCCTTTGATCCCGTCGCAGCGCATGACCGGATTGCGAAGAAGCTGGAAGCCGTCACTTCGCTCGCCGATCTTGCCGAGGCATGGAAGTCGGAAAGCACGACCATCAAGGAAATCACCGACGCCCGCGCCGATCTTGGCAAAACACTGACCGCAACGAAAGACCGGCTTAAGGCCGAACTTGCACCGAAAGGGGATGCATAATGAAGGCAATCATAATCGCGGGGAATATCGGCAAGGATGCCGAAGTCCGCACCATTCAAGGCAGCGGGGACAAGGTGACAGGCTGGACGGTTGCGGTCGAGGATCGCACCGGCAAGGAAAAAAGCACGATCTGGTTCGATTGCACCCTATGGGGTAAGCGCGGCGAAAGCTTGGCGCAGTATCTCACCAAGGGCAGCAAGGTTTGCGTTTCTGGGGAACTGTCAAAGCGTGAGCATGATGGAAAGACCTACCTGACCATTCGGGCGGAACAAGTCACGCTTATGGGGGGAAAGCCGGAAGGCCAGCGCGATGAACCAAGCGGCCAGTCCAGCGGATACGGGGCAGGCGGAAGGCCGGGCGGGGATATGGACGACGCCGTGCCATTCTGACTATATCCCAACTTGACGCTATCCCGGATTGCTTTAGTATGTTCGGGGTAGCAAAAGGAGGTTGCAATGGAAGAAGTGTGGATGGTCGTGCCAAGCTTTCCTGAGATTTCGGCGTCAAGTCTTGGGCGCATTTTGGTCGCGCCATGCGTTCGGACGATGCCGAACGGTGGCGTCAGATCATATACCCCTAAGCCAAGCGATGGTTACGAAGAAAAAACGTCCACAGGCCGACCCGGCACCCCCAAGCGGCGGATAATCCGCGTCGGAAGGCTCAAGAGGACATTCAAGGTAGCGCAGCTTGTGTGTGAGGCGTTCCATGGCCCGAAGCCCTTTCCGAAGGCCGTCACCATTCACCTTGACGAAGACCCATCCAATAACGCGCCGGATAACCTCAAGTGGGGAACGCAAAAGGAAAACCTCAATATGCCAAAGTTTAAGGAATGGCAAAAAACCGTTCGTATTGGCGAGAACGCCCCAACCGTAAAGGCTGCCGTGCGCAAGGAACACGAATGACCCGCCGCCTATCCCGCATGGAAACCGAATGCCTGGACGCCATGCGCAACGCGCCATGGAAGACGGAAGCCTTGACCGTGGACCTTGGAACAGAGGTTCTCATGGCCAAGGGAATGCTACGCTCCGACGCCGCGAAATTGGCGCAGGGGATATTCAACCGACACCTGAAATCGTTCCTAGGAGGATAACATGACAGACACCTATGCCGTTACAGCCGATGAGTTGCGCCAGTTTATCGAGCGGGCAGAAGCGCAGATTGCCTCAAACCAAGACGGGGCGGAAGTCCTCAAGGAAATCTTCACCGAGGCCAAGGACCGGGGGTATGATACCGCCGTCATGAAAAAGGTGATCGCCCTTCGGAAGCGGAAGCCCGATGAGATTGCCGAGGAAGAAGCGGTGATGGAGCTTTATCTTCACGCGCTGGGGATGGTGTGACTGACCGCGCCCCGCGTCCTATCGTGCGACTATCAGGGGGGCGGCTTGTCCCCCTGAGCGCTTGGGATGCGGAAGAGATGTCCGCGTTTCCCGATGGCATGACCTTCGACATGCACCCGCGCAACAAGCGGACCCTGCCCCTTCACAGAACCTACTGGCAGGCCCTAACCAAGGCCGTGGAAGCTACAGGACGCTGGCAGTCACGCGAGGCGTTACACACGGCGCTAAAGGTCCGCACGGGGCTTGTCGAGCCGATCTATGACCTCAAGGGCAACGTCACGGGAATGCAGCCGCATAGCACGGCTTTCGCGGCGATGGATCAGGGCCAATTCAAGGCATACTTTGACGGGGCAATGGCCGCGCTATCGGAAGCGGTAGGCTATGATGCGCTGGCGTTCCTGGATGACTGATCTAGCAGGGCGCGGGCCAATCGGACTAAAGACTGGCAAGCCCGCCAAGCAACCCCGCAAGCCCATTCCCCGCATGAGTGCCAGGAAGCGGGCACACAAGGCCAAGGAACGCGCGCTAGGGGCCTCTGAGCATATGGCATGGGTCAAGGGCCATTCCTGCGCTGCGTGTGGCGCTGCGGGGCCTTCTGACTTCCACCACGTCACTGGGGACAAACAGCCAAGAAGCGACTTCCGGGGCATTGCGCTTTGCCAGCCCTGCCATACAGGGAAGGATGGATACCACAAGAGCAAGAGGTCATGGGTTGCGCGTCACGGGCCGGACTATGGATTTCTGCGCTTGTATGAGGCAAGCCCGTATCTTCCGTCTTGAAACGATGGGCGGGCGGTGGTATTGTTTCGGTGTCGCGGTAGTGAAATGGTATCATCTGAGGCTCATAACCTCGGGTTCCGGGTTCAAGTCCCGGCTGCGCAACCAACCGCTTTCTGATCTGGCCCGCTGTGGTGTAACGGGGCACAGACTGGCCAAAAGGTGTGAGGTTCGAATCCCTCCTGCGGGCCAGATCAGAGCGCGGCCTCGTGGTGCAACACGATAGGACTATGCGACCTACGACGCATTTGCAGCGCCGCGCTCACCTTCCCAAGAAAAAGGCCCCAGCGCAGGGAACGTGAAGCGCTAGGGCCAAGGTGCCGCTTTCGCGGTGAGGAGACAGACGCCGGTTCGTCACCCAACCGGCTCGGGTATTACATCACGCCCAGCGCGCTTAGAATGCCACCGGCTTCAAGCGCGCGGTCAGCCGCAACGCCGACGATAACGATAATCGCGCCGACGGTGAAGCCGCGCTTCCATTCCCGCCTTGCCCGCTGGTCTGCCTCGAAAGCCGCTTTGCGCAGAATGGCGTTGGACGCTTCCAGATTTTTGATCCGCGTATCGGTGGACGGCCCTTGCCAAGCTTCAAAGTCGCTGTGATGGGTCATGGCGCGCCACCTACTGCGGTAAAATTGTCGCGCAGATCGGAAACCGCATCGCACGCATATTCACGCGCCTGGGTGAAATTGATCTCTATTTCTCCGAAGGTATCCAACCAGTTCTGGCACTCCGCAGCCGCTTTCAGCATCCCTTCGCGGATGCCTTCTGCCTTGGCTGCGGCAATGGCGGTGTCGTGAAGATCGGCGCGGCGGTTCCATGCGGCGATGGCTGTAGATTCCTGAGAAAGATCAAAGCCGATCAGAAGGCCAGTGTTTAGACACGACGAAGGCCCCATACACTGGATTGCGCCAGATTTAGACGCGCGTTCAATCTCAACTTCGCCCCCGCAAAACGGGCATGGCTTCAAGTCTTCACTCATTCAACATACCCCGTAAGCTTGCCTTCCGTGTCATAGGTTGGCTGTCTCGTCCCCATTTCATCCCAAGGGCGGGAATGGGTTGAGAAGATAAACCGCATGGCACCAAAGCCAAGGGCTGCGAAACCCGCAAGCAAGGCAAGTGTGGCGATGATGATGGTCATGATACCCCCTTGAATGTGAACAAGCGCCGAGGAAGGGCTTGCCCGGTTAGTTGTTCCAGGCGGTCAAACCAAGCTGCGGGCAAGACCCCGGTTGCAGCGTAAATCTGCAAAACCCGATCCTTGACGCCAAACTCAGCCTTGATCTTGTCCCGGCCCACGGTTGCGATGATGTCCGATGCTGTTTTCATACCGACAGACTACACGCAATTTCTTTTCGTTCAAGCCCCTCTTTTGTGTTGCGCATTTTTTTTGCGCGTGTAGGATGGGGGCGTAACAAACGGGAGACCACACGATGCAAACTCAAACCCCTCACACTGTCACGGCCATTCTTGCGCAGATTTCCAAGATCAGCGAGCGCGAGAGCGAAGCATACGCCACGATTGACGGCGAAGAGTATGAATTCACCGCCTTCTATGAAAGCGACTATGACGCGGACGGCGGGATTGACGGCGAGCATCGGTGCTGCCCGATTACACGGTTTCGCGTCGTCGGGGCTTACTATGAGGACAGAGACACCGGGGCCGGATGGGCTGGCAACCGTGCGGAACTGATTGCGCTTATCGGCGAAAAGCAGGTGGATAAAATGGAGTTTCACGAATGACGGTCACAACGGAAGAAATAGGCCGCTGGATTTCCGACGACCGTAAGCATGGCGTAAATGTCAACTCTGGCGTTCTGTCCGACATGTGCTGCGAAATCATTCGGAACCGCGCAAAGCTGGAAGCGGCTGAGAAGATGGCGGAGGCTTTGGCGTTCTACGCTGACAAGGATTGCAGCGGATACGACGTGACGGTCACAGACTACGGCCTGTCTATGGAAAAGGGCGCGATAGTTCTTGACGCCGGGGATACTGCCATAGCCGCCCTCGCTGCATGGGAGGCCGTCAAATGATCAGCATCGAAGCCCTTCGCGAAATCGCGTCCTACGCCCCGCACATGCTGACCACAGCGGATCGTCGCCGCCTGCGCTTGCATCGCTGGGCCGGGGCTATCCGCTTGGCAACCATTATCGGGCCTGCGCTTTGTGTGCTGGCATTCATTGGCATGATCTGGGTGATGAAATGAGCATCGCAATGATCCGCAATATCATGACCGCTTGGCTTGTCGTTGCCGCCTTCTATGTCGGCATCATGGGAACTCTGGCACTGGCTCACTATGCAATGGAGTGGATGAAATGACCTTCGCCGAACAAGAAAACGTGCCGGAGTATGACCCAACCGAACAACGCCGCGAGATAGCCGAGAAAATGGCAGCGCGCGGGTTTGCATCACCGCTTGGCGGGGCGGGGCCGCAAACGCCAGATGAAACCGCTGAACACTTTGGCCGCGAGATGTTCCGCCTTCACGGCAGGGCATGGCCTCTGATGATCACACTGGCCAGCGGGGCTGCTATGAAAGCGGAGCGGGATGCAATCGCGGCTGCGGATAAGGTGGAGGGGCGGGAATGACTTACGCTTTGCCCGTCCACATCAAAAGCATGGACGCCCAGCTTGATCAGGTCGCTCGAAACACCGTCGCGGCCTATCAGTTGGACATGGCTGCAATCCTTCACGGGACCGGCCTGACACTCAGCAACCCATTCCCGCTATATTGGCCGGGGATGCCCGCCTATGACGCCGCTCGCAAGCAAAGGAGCCGCAAGTGACCCCCATCGCACAACGCCTCGCGGACATTGCTGCCGATCCGCTACCTCGCATGACCGCCCGCCAGATCATCGAATCCCGCCTTGGACGTTCACTCGGCCCCATCGCCACCATGCCGCGCGACCTGCGTCGGGCGCTGTATCTGCTCGCCCTGCAACTCGTGAGAACGCCATGACTGCGCCGGAACGGATTAAAGCCTGGTTTTGGAATGGTAGGGTGGACTCGGGCCAGTGGGCCGTAAACGCGGTCGGTCCGGCGCGCGAATATATCCTTGCCACCCCCAAAACCCTCGCCGCCTCCCCCGAGGTGCAGGCCATGATAGCGAAAGCGCGGCGGGAGGGATGGAACGCGGCGATTGAGGCGGCGGCTGCTCTGGCCCATCCCCCACAGTGGGAACGTAAGGGCAAGCCCGGCCTGTGGAGATTACGCCGAGCCAAAATTGCCGCCGCCATCCGCGCCTTGAGGGAGGAAACCCCATGACTGACACCTCCAAGTGCCGGAAGTGCGGCGGCGAAATGAAGCCGGGGATTGCAACCGGCCAGACCTACACGAGCGGGATGCCCGACTTTGGCCCAGACGATGAAATCTCGACTATGAGCGCGGGCGGTCCCGGCGCTTTGGTCCCGGCAATGAAATGCAGCAAATGCGGATGGAGTGTGACGCCATGACTGACGACCTAACCAAAGCACTCGCGGTTGGCCGAGATGATACTCGCCGCTTTTCTGTCACCCTTATTGACTTGAAAAAGGCATACAACAACGCTCTAGCTGCCGACGTTGATGTGGTCAGTGCCATGTGGATGAACCTCAGTATGGACTGCGCAAAGGTTTCCAACGACCTGATCCCCCGCGCGGATGCCGATCTGGCCGAACTCGCCACGCTCCGGGCGCAGGTGGAGAGGCTGACGGGGGCGCTGCGGTTTTATGCGGATTTCCACGAAAACCCGAATGACGGTCCTTGGGGCATCAACAGCCAAGATTTTGGCAAAGAAGCCCGCGCCGCCCTCACCGAAGGAGCCGCGCCATGATGGATACTGATGGGCGCGGTCATTACTATGCAGCGATGCAAAACGGGCTTATCGACGCATGGGGCGATGGGCCATTTTCACTGCGTGTCGGTCGAAAGCGGTATTACTTCATCGATTCAGACATGTTCGGCCCGTTGCTGGAAAACGCCAAGGGTGTAGTCCTCAAAGCGCAGCCAATTCATCCGAACCACCCATTTTGGGCACCTTATCACATGTGGCGCAAGCTTGGCCGTCGCGGAAAGCGTGTTGGTCGGTGGATTGTTTGCCGGTGGCGGGCACCACGTCCAGGCCAATTCAAGAGGGATGGACGTGGCAAAATTCACCAAGTTATCGATCCAGAATGGGAACCCCTTGGCTATCTGGAGGTCGCGCCATGACCCCCGCACAAGACCGCCTTGCCCGCGCTATCTGCCGGGAACAATGCGCCTTCTATGGCGAACCGCCTTGCCACCAGACCGGGCCTTGGCCGAATGCCGAATGCAACGAACCGGGGTGCCAAGCCTTGGCTGTCGCAGGCCTAGCCGCCCTAGATGCGCATGAGAGAAAAAAGCCATGACCTATGACTTCCCACCCATCCCACTCGACCCCATAGTCACGGTCGAAACCGTCTGCGAAGCCGCGCTGTGCGTGGATGTGATCACCGTCTATCACGTCTGCGGGGAAACGGTTTATGTCGGGCCGGGAGTGCCCAACTATTTCGTAATGCCGGGAGCCTCTTGCGCTGTGTTGCCAGGAGCGATGGGCAAAGACGTTGCCAACTGATCAGGGTTAGCGTATGATCTGCGCCATGGATACCACGCGCGCCAGACTTAGGAATTGGTGACCGCATCAGCGGTTACTTTTGCGCGGGTGTAGTTCAACGGCAGAACGTCGGCTTCCAAACCCGAATATGTGGGTTCAATTCCTACCGCCCGTGCCAAGCGCCCCTAGATCAACTGGATAGATCAGGGAACTTCTATTTCCAAGGCTCGGGGTTCGAATCCTCGGGGGCGCACCACTTACCTACACGCCCGCGTCATTGCCGCATCGGTCACAGCAGCCCACTTCCCAAGATCATCTTCCGGCAAGTCAGGCATCGAAGCCCGTTGCATTCCATAGGTCACGCAACCTGCATCACCGACACAACCTGCAAGCAGTAGGCTAGCGCCAAGCAGCATCATTCGCATTTTTTACCTCCTGCGGGGTCTTGCCCGCCTTGATATCGGCGGCTGCGTCTGCCGCGCCTTCTGCGCCGCGCTGGATGCCCTTCACCGTGGCCTCAGCTTGCCGCTGGCGGGCCTTTGCAGCCCCTTGCCGCCGCTGCCATGCCCCGAATGTCATGACTGCCAGCACAAGCGCCAGAACCTTCGCCAGAGCGCGCGCGATGGGGTTGCCGGTGAGGATCGCCCATAGCGCAGTCACTTGCGCCCCCATCCCTTCCACACGGCCAGCGCGGCAAGCCCGTTCCCAAGCGTCTGCAACCCCGTGGTCAAGGCGTCATAGAGGTTGATCGGGTGCAGGTCAAAAGCCCCCGTTGCGCTGTCAAAGTCGGCATAGCCCGACAGTGCCAAGAAGCCAGCGACAAGGCCAGCGATGTAAAGCAGGCCGCGCGATTTTGTCAGGTCCATCGGTTTATCCTTTCAGTTGCGCCGGGGTTCCGGCTTTGGTATGGTGTGCGGGTGAGCGGCGGCGTGGAAAGCAGACACGTTAGCCAGTCCGCAGGCCAACCCAACTGCGGTGGTGGGGTGATGGGTGGCGGAGAACCCGCCAGTCTTCCGGGGCGATTTGCACCCAGCCGGAGTAGCGTCCGGCCCGCTCACTTCTTTCCCACCAGCCAACGGATCAGCATTGCCAGCCAGCCGGGTTTCTTGATCGGGTTTTGATCTGCATTCTTGGGTTGTGCAGTTTGCGTTTTCCGCAAATTGCTCTGCTTGTGGATCACTTCCGGCGATTTCTGAGACACAACCGGATTTGTGGTTGGCTTGTGAGCGGCAACGGGCGCCCGCCGAATGCCAAGAAGCTTCGCCGCCTGTTGCCCCTTGATGTTCACCGCGTCTGACTGGTTGCCGCCAAGCGTCTTGATCAGCGCGCCTTCGTCCTTGACAAAAAAGCCAACGTGACCCTGCCAGCCGGTCCCGCGCTCAAAGATCACCACGTCCCCCGGCTTGGCGTCCTTGCGTTCAACCGGCACGCCCCAATCGAGATAGGACCGCGCGTTAAGCTTGCCCGTTGGCTTGACGCCCGATCTGGCCAGCATCGCGCCAACAAAAGCTGCGCACCACGCCGTTGCGTCTGTCGAAACTTCCGGGTGTCCAGCGTCTTTGAAGTATTGGATCACCTTGGGGTTATCCCCCTTGGCCCATTCGACCGTGCCGACTTCTTCCTTGGCAAGTTCGTAAGCATTCATCGCCGATCCTCCTGATGGTCTTGCGGGGAGTGGTGCATTACGTCCAGCGCCCTGTCAGTCGCCAAAAGCGCAAGCCAAATGATCACCACGGCTTTCGTCGTCATTTGGGCCACCCGCCGCTAAAGAGCCATTGCGCCACTTGGGTAAGAAGATACGCTACACCGCCCCAAAGCGCACGGAAAAACCACTTTACCGCCGTCTCAATCGCGGCAATGGCTTCCTCTACCGATTTCAGCCGCCCTTCAAGGTTGGCCTCTTTGAAAGCTTCGGCGCGGATTTTCTCGCGTTCTTCATCAGTCATCTGGTTTCCAGACCTTCGCCAGAATGCGCCGAAACGTGTCCCGGCAATACCGTATCACCTCCCAGCGATAGCGCCAAAGGAACACGGCGAGGAGAAAGTCCACGGCGCTTGCCACCGCCAGAATGATCTCCAAATGTCCCAAAGGCCAAAGCCCCGATCTGCAATGCGTTCACCACGTAGATTACCGTCAAGGCAAGATCGTTGCGCGTGAAACCATCGTCAATCCAAGGCCGATAAAGGAAGACATTCACCATATAACCAATCGCAATAACGCGGGCCAAGCCGGGGCGCATTGCTAAGGCAACCCCCGTAATTAAGTCGATCTGCATCATCAGCAATCGCGCGTCGGTCGCCGGGATTGCGTCCAAGTCCATCGCTAAGCAAGCCCCTAGCGTGGCCAGAAGATTGGCCAGCAAAAGCAACACGACTTGCCGATGCCTACCCCAAGAGGGATAGACAAGGGCAAGCAGGGCCAGAGAATAGACGATCTGAAAGGCGTTCACCGGGGCGGACCCCGCGTGACGACTTCCGCCGACCAGTCCGGCCAGTTGGCGAGAAGAATAGCCGTGCCTTCCGCGTGGGCAAGCTTCAAGCCGCCGCCTGCGATTTCCAGCTTCGCCTGCGCCATGAACGCGGCATTCGCCAGATCGGCGCGGCCAGCATCCGAGTTGATTTTCACAACCGCGTTCACATCCTTGATCGCCGATGCAGTCAGGGCCTCAGCCTTTCGCAGCTTGTTACGTGCGTTTTCAATCAGTTCCCGTTCGCCCATTCTCTGCCCCTGTCAGTTACCTATTGATACCATAGCTTGCCGCAACGCGCGCGCCAATATAGGCCCCCATTTTCGCGTTGCCCGTGTCGTTCGGGTGAACCCCATCATCGAAGTCATCAGGCGAAGCCAAATTGAGCGTCCGCGTGTCAATCAGCCTGATCCGGGAATTGTTTGCCCTCGTCACCGCCGCCCGGATCGCGCTGTCATAGTCCGCGTTTGTAAGGCCGATCCCATTCACGACCTCGTTATACTGGTTCACCGTCCGGCCCAATGCGAAACGATGATATTCAGGCTGTCGCCGGTCCCGCCGCTGATGGAAGGCTTAATGAAGACAGCCCCGCTGGAAAACTCTGCAAATCCCGCCGCCGTAAACGACAGATTTGCGCCGCTGGGGTCTTTGAGCGTGGCATATGTGATGCCGTCATTGC